CCGAATCCTTAATAAAACGAGCAAAAAAGTTAATTAAGTTGTTGACCTGCTAAATACTAATGCATATACTGCATGGTGCGGTGTGTGCATTAGGTTAATTTTAGGCACATTAGGCATATTAAGGAGAATATTATGGCAACTTCATTAGCAGAAATCAGAGCAAAGCTTCAGCAACAAGAAACAAAAACCCAAGGTTCCGGCGACAAAGGCATTTACGCACACTGGAACATCCCCGAAGGCGCAACTTCAATACTGCGTTTACTACCAGATGGTAATCCCAACAACTCATTTTTTTGGGTTGAACGTGCAATGATTAAATTGCCGTTTGCAGGTATTAAGGGCCAAGCAGAAAGCAAACCGGTAACAGTACAGGTTCCTTGCATGGAAATGTGGGCAGGCGAAACTTGTCCAGTCTTGACCGAAGTTCGTCCCTGGTTTAAAGACAAGAGCTTGGAAGATCTTGGCAGAAAATATTGGAAGAAACGCAGCTTCTTATATCAGGGTTTTGTGCGTAAAGATGCACTAAACGAAGAATCCCCGGAAAATCCAATCCGTAGATTTATTATCAGCCCCAGCATCCAAAACTTGGTAAAGGCTGCACTATTGGATCCGGAACTGGAAGAAATGCCCACTCACTATGAGCGTGGATTAGACTTCCATGTTACAAAGACTACCAAAGGTGGTTATGCAGACTATGCAACCAGTAAATGGAGTCGTAAGGAAAGTGCACTAACTGAGGATGAACTGGCTGCAATTGAAAAATATGGCCTGTTTGACTTGGCATCATTCCTTCCCAAGAAGCCGGGCGAAGTTGAACTAAAGGTTATCAAGGAAATGTTTGAAGCCAGCGTTGATGGACAACCATACGACGCAGACAAGTGGGGTCAATATTACAAACCTGCTGGTTTCAATAGCAATTCCACTGCTTCGACTGGTGCAGCCGCATCAGATGATAGTGATGATGCCGAACCGGCAGCAGCCGCACCGGCACCAAAGCTGGTTGTTAGCAATGAAACCAAGACTGAGCCTCCGTTTACTGCTGATGCACCAGCAGCACCCAAAGCTGCCAGCAGTGGGCAACGTGCGGAAGATATTTTGGCAATGATTCGCAATCGTCAAAAGAAGTAATGCTTGTGTTTAAGTCACTATGGGAGCAATCCCATAGTGATTTATTTTTGACGTTAAAATATCTTAAAGGAGAATATAATGCAACGACCATTCGACGTATCAAAATTTAGAAAAAATATTACGAAATCTATAGATGGAATCAGTGTAGGTTTCAATGATCCCACAGACTGGATCAGTACTAATAACTATACATTAAATTATCTTATTAGCGGTGACTTTAACAAGGGTATCCCACTAGGTAAGGTTACTACATTTGCTGGTGAATCTGGCGCAGGTAAAAGTTTTATTTGTGCAGGTAACTTGGTTAAAAATGCACAGGATCAGGGCATCTAGGTTATCCTAATCGATACTGAAAATGCACTAGATGAAACTTGGCTACATGCCCTGGGTGTTGATACCAGTGAAGACAAACTGCTAAAACTTAATATGGCTATGATTGACGATGTAGCCAAGACAATCAGTAAATTTGTAACTGATTATAAAACACTTCCACAAGAAGACAGACCTAAAGTATTATTTGTATTAGATAGTTTAGGTATGTTATTAACACCCACTGATGTTAATCAGTTTGATGCAGGTGATTTAAAAGGTGACATGGGTCCTAAGCCCAAAGCACTAATTGCACTTGTTCGTAACTGTGTTAACATGTTTGGTAGTTTAAATGTCGGATTGGTTGCTACTAATCACACATACGCAAGCCAAGATATGTTTGATCCAGACGATAAAATTAGTGGTGGACAAGGCTTTGTATATGCAAGTTCTATCGTAGTTGCTATGAAGAAACTTAAACTTAAAGAAGACGAAGACGGTAATAAGACTTCAGAAGTAAACGGTATTCGTGCCGCTTGTAAGATTATGAAAACTCGTTATGCAAAACCATTTGAATCAATGCAAATTAAAATTCCATATGAAACAGGTATGAATCCTTATTCAGGTCTACTTGATATGTATGAGAAAGCAGGTATACTAACGAAAGAAGGTAACCGTCTTAGTTATACAACAGACGATGGCGAAATTATTAAACTATTCCGTAAAGCATGGGAAAGTAATGAAGATGGATGTTTAGATAAGGTTATGAGTGAGTATACATCAAAATCAAAATCAACGATAAGTACAACTTCAGAAGGAGAAAT